CGCAGCAGTGAGTTCCTTTCCGGTATAGGGTAGTAGTCAATGCCAGGGTTCTCGCCCGGAGCGAAGCGACTGGTGTTCTTGAGGAATTCCAGCTCCAACAGGTGACGCAACTCGTAAAGAGTCTTCTTGTCCGCAGCGGTGTACCTAATCCCAGCCATTTGCATAGCCTGAACCACGCGCTTGAGGTTGAAGAACCTGGCAGCGTCGGGTGAAACAGTGTTGATGTTGTCATCCCCATAAATGCGCTGGCCAACGTGTTGTTCGTAAGCCTGCATCGAGTGGAAGCTAGGTTCGTCCTTGGAGAGGACCAACCAGCTGTGACGCAAAAAGATGTCACACATCATGCAAGAGAAAACTGTTGTGCAGGCTATACCTGAAGGATTCCCTTTGGGTTGTTGTAGGACTTGGTTGCCAACCACGAGGTTTGCGTACATAGAACAGTCAATCAAAGTCTCACGAGCAATGTGTTCTTCTTCTGGGGCGCCTTCGTAGAATACGCGACAGATGTCCTTGACCCAGCTGGCTACCTGGGGATTAAAGTGATCTTCCATGCCAGAAAAATCACCATCGAAGCCCATGGTACCGTATGAAGCCAGGTCAGAGATCATCTCGTTCCAGTCGGGACCAATGACGTTCATGCCGACCGCATAGCGCCCCCCTTTAGCCTGGGTGGCTGAGATGAGTGCAGCAAAGTAGTGTCGCATCAAGAACAAGTGATCGATACCAGTGAGTACAATGGTGCGGGGTTTGCCTTCCTTCCTCGCAGCCCTGAGTTCATCTTTGACGCCCATCTGAAACCTAAAGTAAGGTGCCTCACCGCGACGCAACTTGGCGTCGCAATCTCTCAACCACTGTTCCAGTTCAGGGCTGGTGATGAAAGTACCTTCTTCACGTCGCTCCACGTAACCGCGCTTGCCAGGAAGATTAGTGGCTTTTGCCCACGGTGTGCCAGAAGAAGTGCTAAGGTTGATAGGTTTCATACCGGGCAACTGGGGAAACATGTTCCCAGCTTGTGTGACATCCCACAGTAACCTACGTTCCTGTTGCTGATTCTTCAGGCTTTCCGCCACAGCAAGAACGATCTCTTCCCTATACTCCGACAGGAGGGTCGGGTCAGTATCCAAAGAACCAGAGAGGTTCTCCAAGATCAAAGCTTCCGTCGATGGTTGGCCACGGTCACCCAGCATAGCAGGGGTGTCGGTGATGAAAGCCAACAACTCGTGGTCGTGGATGCAACTCGGTTCAAGTTTGGAATGCTTACTGTGTCCGAGCACCGGATCAATGATCGTTGCAATGCAATCGAAACCTTCCGGGATGGGCAAACTGCCAAACCCCGTAGCCCTGGTTTCAACGACAGGGATTCCGCCCACCATAGTGGTACGCTGCTCGTCGGAATTGAAGGCTTGTTCTGGTACAAAGGTGGCAGGTCCTTGAGCGGTCAAGAACATGGCGTTGTCAATGGGGAGAGCAGCCCCAAAGTTGGCACACTCTTCCTTGCCCGCGACGTGCATGCCCAACACCTGCATGTTCGGCGATAGACAGACGAGTAGCATACCGCAGTCACCCTTCTTGGTGCCGTTGTAGGTGTACATGTTTCCCATAGCCACTCTGCTACCATGGACTTCCCAAGCGTGCGTGCGCACTTCACGTTTGACATTCTGCACGGGCAAGATCCTCGAAGTCCCATCGAGGTTTCTGCCGAACAGGTAGTACTCCTTAGCACCAACGTGATCATGTGGCTTAAGGAAGCGTGAAGTCATGTGTTTCCCGGTGAGGGTGATGGGAAGCTTGTAGCGTACGAAATCGGCGATACCTTCTACCGATTTCCCTGTCGCTATCTCTAAAAGCGCAGGGTCGTAACGAAGCACGGTGGTGGTACCCGCGGTGGTGAGGCGTATAGGATCACCGGCTTTGAGTTTGCCCTTCGGTGGATGGAAAAAATGTCTGGGCGAACATAGGTAACCATCCATGATGAAACCATTCATGGGTCCAACTTTACCAGGGACACTGATGCAGGCCATGCTGGCCATGACGCGCTTGGCGCGTTCCACATCGTC